TTTCGATTTAACGGCATTTCTCGCAAAAGATAATAAGTTATACCACCCGGAACATAAAGGCCCGGAAAACGGCTTAAAAACGTCCATTCCGGGCAAAAAGGAAGCACGGCCGCATTTCTCAACGCAACCGTGCCAAAAATCATTGCAATTAGTACATGAAGCGATGCAAATATACAAAAAAAACGATAAACCACCCATTATTTGTTGATGTGTTTATGGATTAGTGTATAAACCGCCGTTATGGCCTGTTTGTTTTCGTTGTATTCCTGTTGGGTGCAATCGGCCACAAAGTTTTCGAATTGCTTGTACAGGGCTTGCAACTGTTCCCGGCTCATTGTGTACCGGCGGCATCCGATTTCGTCAATGATGCCGCGTTGTTTTCTTTCTTCCCGTTCTTTTTTCCATTTTTCAACTCGCGGGTAAAAATCTTTCTCAAAAAAAGTATCAAGATAATGTCCCATATTTATTTTAGTTTGGGCCGGTTGCCCGGTCCGGTTAATTATTTGACTATTTCGAAATCCTTTACGTACACGTCCAAATAACGGCGGTCGTTTGTGTAATGGTCCGCAACAATGCGCAATTTCTTTCCTTTAATGCGCTTGGCCTTTCCGCCCTTGACGGGTAAAAAGTATTCCCAACCGTTGTATTCGAAACGTTCGATGGCGGCGCGTTCCCAAATCAAATTCACGCGGTCAACGCCTGTTTCCGAACCAAACCCGTTTTTGTCCCAATCTTTGATATTGGACACGTTCAACAGTTCGACACAACCGTTAAGGTCAATGGCGGCGGCGATTTCATTACGGGCCGCATCTTCCGCCAACAGTTCGTTAACACGTTCCATCGGCATAACCCGGCCATCATATTCGCCGTAATTTCCGGATTTCAACAGGACGGAAACCGCAATATCCCGGGATTCGCCGCACAACATATTTGTATCAACGGCCCAATACAGGTACGACCAATCGGAACATTCGGCAATGGGTTCGCCCACGTATTTGCCGCACGGGAAAACGTCGGACGGCAACGGTTCCCAATTCGTCCGCGTGAACGACGAATGGCCGCGTAACGTCATATCCACGGGCGCGTCCGGGTATTTGGCCCGGGCGGCCTGTTCGTCCATCGAAACGTTCTTGATGTACGTTGCGGTCACGCGTTCGCCCTTGCGGCCGTATGCGTTCGTAAAGTGTTCAACGGTCACGTCCCAAAGCGTGAAAAACTTGGATGTAAAACCAATCGTGTACATAATGGCGGGGATTAAGCAACGTAAAAGGAAATTTTGATACCACGACGCAATTTGCAAATGCATTTGTCATCCATACAGGCAAAGGCACGGTCCAAAAGACGGTTGCAAAGTTCAATATCGTTAACCATTTTAATGAACCCGGAAACGCCAACAAGCGTATTTACCTTTTTGCCATCGAATAGGCCAGAAACCTTGATTTTGTAATTGCCGTTGATTTCGCGGGTGGTGTATTTTAACGTTGCCATAACTGTTTGTTCTTTTCCGGGAACCCGCCCGGTCGGTTGGAATCATTATCGCTTTCGGGTACAAAGGTAGCAATTAAATTTTAATTACCAAAACTTTTTTCATAAATTTTTACATTTTGAGCAAAAAAAGTAATTTTTCCCGAATTTTCGATTTAAGACACTTTTACAACGCGGATGATAAGTTGTGCCACCCGGACCGCAAAAGCCCCGGAAATCGCCTAAAAACGGCCAAATCCGGGACGGAACGAAAAAACCGCCCCAATCGGGACGGTTAACAGGCCGACAACCTATTTTTGCGTATAAGAATCGGTCGGTTGGTGCAAAGATACATTTATTTCCACATAAACCCGCCCGCCGATTTTCTTTTTCCGGACAAACAACGCCATATATTATTGATGCCCGTTTTTCGTTGTGCTTCCGCAATACTACCATAAGAACAAAGAAACGTTCCATCCTTTGCATATTGCGACACACGAACCGAACGTGGGTGCAATTCGCCATATTTACCCGCCAATGGCCCAATCCTATTTCTTTGCTTTGCGTTGGTTATTGGATTTAATGCGTTTTCGGAATAAGTAACCCAACGCAAGTTTTCAACGGCGCAATTTTCGCGGTTACAATCCAAATGGTCCACGCACGGTTTGTTTTCCGGATTCGGAATAAAAGACATTGCAACCAATCGGTGTAAAGAAAATGTCTTGCGTCCCATTTCGTTTACCAACGTTATTTGAAAATATCCGTGACGATTAACGCGTAGTTTCAAAATACGCGGTTTCAATCAAACAGTTCCGCGAATCTTCGAATATGCGCGAATACGTCCCGTTGTGCTAACTTGATACAACCCGGAATAACCGGGTACATCTTTCCAAATTTCGTTTGTCATTTCTTGCCGATTTAATATGTTGCCGATTGATTGAAAATGCGCGGCCGGGCAATCGGCGTACCTTTTCGGATGGGTTGCAAATTCATCCTATCCGCGCATTGCAAAGATAGTGTTTATTTCTCAATAACCACATATTCCAATCCCTTTATGGAATTATGTGGCGATTTCGAAACGCAATCCAATTGGCGATTCTTTACCTTGTTAGTCCGCCACAAAAACCCAAGAAAACGTTTATATTGGACTGTTTCGACCAAATACAGGGAATCCCGGTGTTCTAACTTTCCCGTAAATTCGTCCCGCGTCAATACGCCCGTAAAATCAAACCACGCGTCCCCGCAATGGACCGCAACGGCCGGGATGGGTATGGAATCCCGGACAATGAACGTATCCCGTGGCGCGGCCTGTAATTCAATGATGGTTTGGGATTGCGTCTTATTGACGGCGGCCAAATCCCGGTTTCGGGCTTTCAACTGTTTTATCAACGCCGCATCGGCCGCCCGGAACCGTTCAAATTCCTTTACGGTCAATTCAAGCGATTGCACCCGGGCGGCGTTCAATGAATCCCGGACCCGGTACGTTTCCACGTCGGACAACAACGTTTCCGTGTTGTTCCGGTATTTGTCCCGTTCGGCTGTCAACCTGTTAATGATTCGGTCCGCCCATACAACCGAAACGGCCGCCGCAATAATAACGACGGCCAAGACGGCAAATTTAACCCACGTTTTCATTATTGGGCGGGCGGGATGGAACCTTTGTCGGTCGAATTGTACGCCCATCCGCTTTCCGTATGGTCATACGAAACGGTTTCGACCGTGGACGCATCGGTGTACGTCAAGCACAAACCGCCGTTTTCGGCATCTTTGTACGAAACGACATACAGATGTTGGGCGGTTCCGGTTTTCTTTGCAACCTTTGCGCCGATTTCCAACGCGTCAAGTTGTGCGCCGGTCAAACCGGTTATGTCGGAAACCTCAATGGGTTTTGCCGCGTGGGCCAATTCCAACAGAATTTCGGCCAATGCGCCGCCGATGTCAACTTGGTTTCCTTGACCGGCGATTTTTTCGTTAATCAACGATACGATTTGTTCTTTGTTCATAAGGCATTAAATATTTAATGGGTTAATGTTTGTGTCTTTTTTGCTATACAAACCGCCATTGGGAAATCCGCACGAACATCGAAGCACGGGCAATCCTTTATCCATTCGTACCGGTTAACAACCCCGTTCCCGTCTTTGTCCGGGCTTGCATCCCGGTGGCCGATAACCTCAATAATGGGATATTCCATTATAAGGTCCATAACCAATTTGTGCATCGCCAATTTCTGTGCATCCGTCCGGGTATCTTTCGGAATGGATTTGCCCCGGGCATCCTTTTTGGCAACGATGTTCCCGTGTTTGTCCCGCGTGGATTCAAGGCCGCCAATATAACAGATGCCAATGGAATGTTGGTTGTACGGTTTCCCGGATACGCCCGCCGTATTGCAATGCGCACCGTCCATCGTCAAAGGCCGGCCAACCTCAACCGTACCATCCAAATCAATTACGTAATTGTAACCAATCATCTTCCATCCCTTTTTCTTGTGGTAACGGTCAATATCAGCCGCCCGAACATCAAGGCCGGCCGGGGTCGCTGAACAATGAATTACGATTGCATCAATTTTCTTCGGGTCCATTTTCTTCTGTGGGGTCCTTTTCCCCGTCTAAATCGTGAATTTCCACCGTAGTATCGCCGTGGGTTAACTTAACGCCCAAACCCTCCCGGATTGCTTCGCGTAATTCGAACAGGGATGCGAATGCAAACATAAAGCCCGCGCCCTTGAATATGGATGCGTCAATTACACCTTTCGGGGGAATGAATAACGAAACCACAAACATCCCAATAGTCATTGCAAGGCACACCCACAACGCAACCGTCGTGGAGGTGCTTATCCTTTTCGTCATTGCCCGAAATTCACGGACTGATTGGTGGATACTCATTCGTTAGGTTCAATTTGGCTGAAACAGTTAGAATAATCCCAATGCCCGTTGTCCCACGTCTTTGCCGAATCGTCATATGTCAATCCGGCGGCCGATGCCAACGCGGTCAAGGCATTGTCCATACTTTCATCGTTGATGAACGTGCCATTGTTTGCCGAATCAATCCATTCTATAACATCCATCGAATATTGCGTTGTTACCTGTGGGGCAACCGCTTGTGGCGCATTGTTAACGGGTTCGGCAATCAAATTTTCTTCGGTAGCCCAATTGTTTACAATCAATACAACATCGTCCGGGAAAATTTCTTCCATCGGGACGTATGTATTATCGCCCGTCTTGTAATACAAATCGGTGTGGAATACCGGGGTGGTAAGTTCGTAGTTGAGCATTACGCCGTTCATCGCGGCCTTGAAATCGGCGGAAGATGTTTCATCATAAGCAGTATCTTTGATATATATGCGTTGGCTAAATTGGGATACAAACTTATCCTTTAATGAATCCCAAACGAAGCAAGGGTATTTTTGACAGATTATATTTGTCCCCCAACCGGATGAACTATACATATTGTTGATTGTTGCATAGAATCTATGATTCGTGCCATCTTTGGTGTAATTCAGCGTCCCCAAATCCACCTGTTGGGCCTTAATATTCGAAACCCACTTTTTCGTGGTCTTATCGAAATACAGGGCATCGCGCACCGTTCCGGCGTAATCGGCTTTCAGCATCCCGGCGGGGAACTCTTGCACCTTTGTCCCGTTATCGTCGCGGTAAATCTTGCTTGTATCAAATTCGACGGTGGGGGCGTTGTAGGGTACAAAGTTTTCGATGTCATCTTTTGAGCCGTCCCAAGTCATAATCAACCATACATCGGCCACGGAATCGGCGGTTACAACCTCCAATGTCCCGTTTCCGCTGATTGTAAAATGGTCGCTTGACGGGGTTATGGTTTCTTCGATTCCTGTTGCATCGGGCGTGAATTTCAGCGTTGCGCCCGCAGGCAAACGCTTGACGGTGTATTGGTTGCTACCATCGGCGTAATCGTATGTAACCAATCGGGCTTTTTTGTTTGTAGGGTTGAGCAAATTCGGTGTCTGCATCGGCTTAAATCCCACAACCTTTGCACCAAGTAATTCGCCGGATGTGGCCGCATAAAATGGATGTAATCCGGGATTGTTAGCAAGCCACGCTTCTATCTGTGCAACGGTGGTAAGATTGTCAATACCCGATAAGGTAAGGTCAAAGCAAAGTAAACGAAATTTATAATTGGTAAATGTATCCCCCTCTTTAATTGCAATGATTGGATAACGGTTTGCGGTAGCCCAAAAGGATATTTTCTTTTTGCTCTCACTTGTGGCAAAATAGAAATAGTCAGCGTCATACCCCGAAGTATGGATATTTGAAGATGCCGAACCCTCAAATACACCACCCAAATATATCTTTTCAACCAATCCATAATGTGACATCGGGAGTTCAGAAGCAATTGCCCCCGACGCGCTTGTTAAATATATAGATATATCAGATGTTGCGGTTCCATTGAGTGTATAAACGCCATTTGCGGCATCAAAAGTTAATTCGATACCTCCGGCATTATATCCCCCGCCCTTGGAAAATAGTTGATTGAATGCCACCGCGTTGCCCTCAATCTTTTTAACAATCGCTTGACCGCTTGCCACCTCTGCCCCTTTGCCGCCGGTTTCGCGCAACAAATATGTAGCGGTTCCGGGCTTTTTACCCACAAGCGTTAACGCACCACCCGAAACAAATTCCGGATAAGTTCCGGATACCCTTGCATAATCCAAAAGAATATCCGTAATTGCTTTTTGCGAAATGATTTTTGTGGTTCCATCGCCCAATTCCTGTACAATGTCAGTATTGGGAATTGCGGCGTTAATCTTTGCGACCAATTCATCGGTCAAATCATTTGTCGAAAGGCCCTTACCCTCAACTTTGTCAACCTTACCATTCAATTCGTTTGCGATGTATTGGTTGTTCGGCACATTCAACAGGATTGCAGACCACGCGGATGAATACAAGAAAATTGCGATTTTGGAACCATCCAATTCAATGGGCGGCGTTACGAAATTTGAATACACACCGGAATCAACCGCAATGTACATTACCCGGGCATCTGTTGGGGCCGGGTTTGTTTCCGGCTTTGCTTCGCCCATAAACTGATAACCCATACCCAATGCGTCAATCATCGCAATAAGGGATTGTTGCAAAAGATTGCCGGTTATTTCTTCGTTGCCGTTCTGTTTGATAACGGCGCGGATTGAATCTTTCAATTGTTGGTTATTTGCCATAATTCTTAATTATTGAAATCGTTATTGAAATCGTTATTGTAATCGCCCAATGTTTCCGTCATATATCCCCGGCCGATTTTCTTTGCCACGGTTGCCGTGTCAAACTCAACATCCACGGCGGCAACATCGCCATTGTTTTCCCACGTCGGCGTTAACAAGAATGAATCAACCTTGTAACGTTGGCCGTGATATTCGATGTTGATGTAATCAGACATTCGGATAAATCGCATTACATCCAACAGGTATTCGGATGCAAGGAATGAAAAGCGGTATCTTTTTTCCGAAATCTGTTTGATGGGGAAAAAGTAACCATCCCGGGTTTCGCCCTCTTCTTCAAAGACGTATTCCGGTTTGGCAATATCGGATTGCAGATATACCACGTTTTTGAAATTCGGATTGCGATATACGATTGCGCCGGCATCCATTATGAAATCTTCCCGGTCGAACCATTCGATTTTCAAATATGGTTCAATGTCGTTAACAACCGTGAATATTTCCGAATACCACGTATTATAACGGTCTTGAATCCGCAAATAATATTGGCCATCGTTCAGTTGCTGAAATACCGGGAAATTGCTTGGAAATACAATTACATCGTAATCGTCAAAACCCTTAACGGTCAAACCGGCGGCGATTATTTCGTTGGTACATTCGGCAATCAAATTATCCTTACTGTCATATATTTTCGCTTCGTATATACCATCGGGGGATGCGTTTACGGATGCTGCATAACCGGATAATGCGGAAATTTCATTGTTATATGTCAGAATATCCACCGATTCGGTCCCGGCCGGCAAATCCCAATAACCGGTAAATGTCCCGGATATAATCGGCCGATACGTGGCCAATACGTTGCGTTCTTCGTCAAACGCAACCATCATCGTGGCATTTTCCACGTCAATGGGTGCGGCGGGAATGTTATACAGATATAAACGGGAAATTTCCGAAAGACTGTCATACACGGTTGTTCCGGTTCCATCCTTGTATCCTTGCACACCTGTTGTTAATGGAACCTCCCCACTATAAAAGGCCCCGGATAAATCTTCCACACGTATGGGGTCCCGCATAATTTGAAATGGCAAAATGGAACGCCCCGGCGAAAACAACGGATACACGCGGCCGAATACCCACCATTTGCGGGCATTCTGTTGGTCCAACGATGTGTACCACGGCAAGACGGATAAATTATTATTCGGTATCATATATCAACGTTGTTTCTGTGCTTCGACTTGACAAATTTACGGACATTTTTTGAATTACGCCGTTTCCCAATTCAGTTTTAATCAAATTAGTTAAATCCGGTTCCACCAATATGGGGAATTTTATGTTTTGACGCTTCAATTTTTTTATCCCGTAAACCATCTGTGGAACGCCATTTATTTCCACATTCGGCGCGGGCATATCGTACATATAATATTGTTGCAAAAACATAAAGGATACCCAACCATTTTGCAAAATATGGGTTGTTCCGTTAATTGTGAAATTCACATATGGCAATTTGTAATCGCCACCCGTTATGTCGGCCGCCAATAAAACGAACCCATCTTTGGAAATTTCCCCGGGATTCAACAAAATGTAATCCACATCAGATGTAAAGTTTGCCACGCTGATTTGTTCAATCTTTTCCGGATTCACGTATTTTGAAATTATATCAATCGGGTATCCGTCGAACAATTCGGTAACATCATCCATCCAACCAAATTCGTAACGGGCGGCCATTTCCGGTTTATCGAATTGGTATTGGTTCCGGCCAAAGGCCCACGGCTTACCGCTTCGTGTCAATTTCTGTTCCGTCAAATCAATTCCCACGGTGGGGGTTCCATCATACGAACCGCCATTGCGAAAATACGATATATGTTCAATTCGCAAACGGTTATTTTCGTCAATGAACCAATAACAACGGAAACAATTGCGTAACATATCCAATATCTGTTTCAACGTAATTGGGGCCTTTTCGGCGGGCCGGTCGTATCCCGATGAAATAAGATTGGATTTCGGCAAAATAAATAATCTTTGGTCTATTCCTGTGATTGGGTTCGTATTAAAAAGGAATTTTGAATAATTTTGATTGGCCCGGAATGTAATGTTGGGGTCTATTTGTTGCAACAATACAGATATGGCCGCCCATATGGGAATGGCATTCTTTATCGTATAATTTTTTCGGTACGCCTGTTCCACCAACCAATCCACGGCCGAAAATTCAAACCAATATGATATGCGCCCCCATCCGGCACGGGCTATCGGGTAAAATTCCGGGCTAAATATCGAATATGGTTGTTGATAATATTGCCCGGGCTGATACAATCCCCACTTTGTGGGATTGGATGAAAGGGAATCAGAAAACCAAATTGTTTCCGGCGCATAATAACCGATAACATAATGATAATTCCGGTTGTTTTCAACAATATCGTTGGCCGGGATGGGATACAAGGTTGTTCCCAAAGCGTTTTCCACATCGGCAATATACCGGGAAAATACGCTAACATCGTGAATGGATAATTTTACCGTTCCCGTTGCGCCCGAACCGGCAACAGGGTTCAAAGTGAGTTCGGCCGGATATGTCTGTGCCGGCTGATTATGGAACGATAACGACCACAAAGCATTGTTGTTTGAATCAGCGATTGCAAAGATTTCCCCTGAACCGGTTGATGTGATAACATACGAATGTTGAAAAGTGTACCCGTTTTTTTCAATGGTTTGGGTACCTTGCCCCGTCCACGGGTCCGCAATAAAAACATCCGGAATCGCCGGGGTTCCCGTCTGTTCCACATCAATGATTCGGGCGGTTTTGTTCTTTGCGAAATAATATGTATTTACCAATCGCGTTTCATCGCTTTCGGCGTTGCATTCCTGTTCCCACCACATCCCGGATAAAAAACAACCAATTACCGTTTGACCGGGGACGTACACTTGTATCATTGGCCGTTTATCCATTTGTATGGATTGCAATGTGGGGGCCAAATCAATCAAATTAAATTCCTTTTCCAATCCGGCCAATACGGCATCGTATCGGTCTTTCAATTGCGGGGTAACAATGGCCGTTTCATCATCTTCGTTAAATTGGCAATCAGTTTTCCAAAATTGGCCCGTCCAATACACTAACCACGTTTTTCCGTTGTTGTACGAAATGGAAATAACCAAATCAAATTGCGTATCAAACGGCTTATTGCGGATAAACGCGTAATCATCCCTTTGGAACGTCAATTTGCCCGAAAGTTTACCCCGGTAATATTGTTCATTTTGTTGCAATTCGTAATCAATTGCAACATCGTCACGATATACCGGGAACGCTTGCCGTGTATCCTGTCCGGAGGACAACTGAAATTTATAAATCGGATTCATATTAATTCGTTATCTTACGGGTAAGATTCTTATAATGGATAATCGTATTTCCTTGCCCATCCACATATTGCGAACGGTCCCCCTGTTGACGTATTGCGGCAACATCCTTTTCAAGCCCGGAAACGTCCGTTTTCCCGCCACCAATCATTTGAACGGCATAACCGGCCATTGCGGCATTTGCACGTTGGTAACGGTCCGCAAATGTGCCATTATTCAGCGAATTAATAACATCCGGGATAACATCACGATATCGGCGGGAATTACGCTTGTTGATGATGGCAAAAAATTCGCCCCCCTCTGCCCGGCGGCGTTTGCCGGTCCGGGTCACGCCCAAATCAATGTCGTGGCCGCTTGCGTGGCTTCCACCCTGTAACAACTCAACCGTACCATCGCCATATTGTTCGCTTTGTTGGGTAACTTGGAACGCCTTGATTTTTGCGGCCGTAAACGCACCCCACATCGTGGCCGTTGCCAAAGATGCGGCAACAATACCGGCGGCCCCCAATCCCGTAAAGGCTTTCCAAATATTTGCCGTTGCCGTTGTAAGGCTTGAAGCCTGTTGCACGGAATCCAATGCCAATTGTAATTTATTGGCCTGTTCCTGTTGCCTTTTGGCTTTTTCTTGATTCTTTTTCGCCAAATCAAGTTCCTTTTGGGCGGTTTCAACCTCATTGGCATAACCGGCGGCACGGGCTTCAATTTCAGCATCCAAAGCCTTTTGCGCGGCATCCACTTGCGCATTGGCCGCGTTGGTGGCCGCTTCCGCCGCCGCATTCCACGAATCAATCAACGAACCGATGGAATCTTTCATTGAACTAAACGCTTCGTTTAATGCGCTTTGTTGCTTGGAATCAAGACCGATGCCCAACAATTCATAAATGTTGTCGTATGGCATCCGGGCGGCTTCCTGTTCAATTGCGGCAATCGTATTTACAATCGCTTGTCGTTCCTGTGCTGTCATTTTGACAGATGCCGCCGCATCCAATTCCAATATCTTTTCCAACCGGGCCTTTTCTTGCGCTAATTGGAATTGTGTTTTTTCCCGTTCATTACGGGCCATCAATGCAAATTCGGATGCCGCCAATTCCTGTTCAGCATCCAACAGGGCCAAAGCCCGTTTCTTGGTCAATTCGGTTGTTTGGCGCATTATTTCGGCATCCCATTTGGCAATTATATCCGCTTCGCTTTGCCTTACATCTTCCGCCTTTTGGGCATTTTCGGCCAATTCAATATCGCGTTGCTTTTTCAGCAACTCAACCGTCAACGCAATTTCTTCTTCGGAACCCTCTTTAACGGCCGCTATACGCAATTGTATCCGGTCCGCTTCCGCATTCATTTGGTCAATGGCAATTTCATTGTTCAATTTTGCCAAATCCTTGCGATATTGTTCCCCAAGCAATAAAAGTTGTTTGTACATTTCTTCCACCTGTGCGGCGGTCAAATCCCGGTCGGTATTCAACGTTGTGGTCAAATCCTCAATTTGGCGTTCATATGATACCCGCAATTCTTCCCGTTGCTTTTCCGCACCGTCGGCCATAAGGGCAATGCGCATATCTTCCGATTCCCGGACGGTTGCCAAATCCTTTGCCACGTATTTGTTCCGCAAATCCTCAACATCGCGTTGGTATTTATCTTCCAAATACAACAATTCTTCGTTAAGGGCTTCCCGGGCCTTTTTCGACAAATTGCGTTCGGTCTTTAACCGGGTCCGTATATCCTCAATCCGGCGTTCTGATGCAACCCGTAACATTTCATATTCACGGGTATATGAATCGGCGATAAGGGCCAATCGGGCATCTTCCGCCGCACGGGTGGCATCCAATTCGGCCTTAATCCTTTGTTGGGCCGCATTCCGGCCGGCCGCCCGGCGTTGGGCAAGTTGTACGGCCCGTTCGGTTTCAATCGTCGCTTCTTCCGTGGCAAGGTCAACACCGATTTGAACTTTGCGGCCATAATTATCAATTTGGCCTTGTATATCTTCAATTGCCTTGTCAATCTTGACATTTTCCAACGTACCATTCATATCCACATCCACGATAAGATGGTTTTTGCCGGCGGCTTGTGCATTCTGCAACATCAACAATGTGCGTTGCAAATATTCCAATTTTCCCCGGTTTTCGTCAAGGTTGTGCAATTCATCGTAATAAAGTTCGGACAATTTCTTGTGCGCCTTTACTTTTTCTTCATATATGGAATCTTCCAACGCCTGTATTTCCTTTGTGCTTGCGTTCCGGGCTTTGGCAATTTCCAATTCATTTTGCAAAGCCTGTATATTTTCGTTGTTCTGACGTGTACGGGCCTTTGCGGATTGTTCCATATAATCAAGTTGCGCGGCGGTCGCTTTGTTCAAATTTTCCTGTGCTTTGGCCGCCTTATTGGCCCCGGTCGAGAATGCAACCAATGCCCCCACAACGGAAATCAAGGCCATTGCCAAAAGCACATACGGATTGGCCTTTGCCACGGCGTTGAAAATCCTTTGTGCAACCGTTGCGGCGGTCGTTACCACAATGTTTTTCTTCTTTGTGGCCGCATCCAATTGTTCGGCCTTTGTTGCGGCCCTTGTTTGAAGAATCCGAATGCCCGTCATTAGGTTGGATTCCTTTTGCAACTGATTTTGTATAACGGTCAATCCCGAAAGAACGGCAATTGATGCGCCCAATTTGCGTTGCGTTTCGGCGGCTTCTTCTGATTTTTCCCCGGTAACAGACATTAAACCGGTATAAACGGCCATTCCGCCGGATGCAACAGATGCCGCACCCATAACGGAATCCAACGCTTGGGTATCGGATGCCATCGCCTTTGTTTCGCGTTGTGCATCCATCATCGCGTCTTTCAATTGACCGGCACGCAATGCCATATTCCGGTATTCTTCGGAATTTTGTTCGCCTTGCGTTTTCATATAAGCCATTTGTTGAATCAATGACGTTAATTCCATTTTCAAACCCTTGGCCGCATCGGCGTAATTACCGACGTTCAATTGGTGTTTGCCGGTTGCTTCCTGTAACCGCTTCATTTCTTCGTATAGGGCGGCGGATTCCTGTTCCAATGCCCGGCCCGCTTCCGTCCCTTGACGTTCGGCGGCCGACATTTCGTTTAACCGAATCTTATTCAATCGGTATTGGGCCGACAACCTGTTATAACTACCCTCTGCCGATGTATTGATTTGGGTAATTAATTTGTCAATTTGGGCCGATTCCTTTTTGGCGGCGGTCGCTTCCGCAAACGCTTGCGTTGCTTTCCATTGGGCGGAAGTAACATCCCGGTATTCGGCAACCAACTTTTCAGATTGTTCCGTTACCAATTGGATGGCCTTGCGTTGGTCCTCACTTGCGCCCGAAACGCCCTGTATGCCTTTGGCCATTTCGGCGGCCGCGCCCTGTATCTTGGATTTCGCACCGTCATATTTGGTAATTAGTTCGTCCAACTGTTCAATCAACTTGGTAATTGAATCGTCGGGCGTAATCAAATCGCGGTAATAAATTGGGTTCGGATTGTCCATAACTTATTTTTGTTAAAAATGCCGAATTTCGGCGTTTCTCTTTTGGGATGATAAATTATATGTCTTTATGCCTTATCGTCCAAATTTGCCCCGTTTTTGGGCCTTTTCGGCCTTTTTCGCCCGTTCCTGTACAAAATCGAATGCGTTGTAAAATTCCAATACGGAATATTCCTTTGGTTTAACGTGCAATTGTTCAGACAGGACTAAACACAAATTTTCAAATTGGCGGTCAAACTGAATTTCCACGCTATCCGAACCGGCAAAGCATTTCGGGTTGGAATATGTGATTAATGCCGTTGTCAACTTTTCGATTTCCGGCGTTGTATCCGGGGCATCTTTTCCGGCAATTATGTTTTCCAAAATGGCAATGGTCCGTTTCTTCAACAAATCGTAGTATTCTTTTATTTCCGAATCGGCAAACAGGCCCGGGAAATACAACATCAATTCCCCGTCAATTTTTTTTTTGACCGCATCCAATTGGGCGGTCAATTCCTTTTCCGGGGAATCGCTTAACGCTTCCGTAATCCTTGCCAACGCATCATCGGAAATTTCATTGCATTCCATCCCGTCCAACTTTGTTACCAATGCGGCAAAGGCCCGGTGTTTTGGGTTAATCCCGGATTGAATCAGATAAACCGATTGGCGCAAATTTTCCAATTCCTGTTGTGCCTTTTCCGGCTTGCCATCCATAAGGAACCGGCGCGTTTTCTCAATGCGTTGGTCGAATGCGGTTATATCCGCACCCACACCGGCATCAATCAACAACAACTTTTGGTATTTGTGAAATCGTACAATGGGCAATTCATCAATCGCATCGTACATTTCGACCGTATGTTTTCCAATCTTGACCGTTACCATAATTCACGCGTAATAACTGTTGAACAAACAGGCACGGCCAACAACAACCATTGGCCCGTTGCCACGCACAAAGTTAACGAAATAACCACGGATACCCACCACGAACAACAAAATTTGCAATTAAACATCTTTTCGAAAAAGGCATTGGGCGCGTGAACTTGCAACCATTCCATAATTCCCCATTTCGACGCAAGGCCCAACAGGAATGCGGCCGCCAAAGCAACGACCGCAACCCAACAGATAAATTGAATTACCATACAAAAATCCAAGTTAGTAAACCAACAACGATGTATTGCCATTCCGGGCGGTCGCACGGGTTATCCAAATCCGGGTCCGCCGTTTGTTCACGCTTGTAACCGATATTGTAAAAAAAGTTGTGGGCAATCCATTCCATTTTCAACGAAAACATTGAACGTCTAAAAACAATGGTTTCCCCCGGGCGGGCTTTCTCTTTTACGGCTTTCAATTCCTTGCGCATATTCCATTTGTGGATTTTATACCCTTGGACAATATGCAAATTGTTTCGGCTTAATTTGTATTCCATCATTCAAAACATAATTCGTTAAATTCCAACAGGCCATCAAAGCGGAAACCGGCATAAGGATGCATCAAAAATTGGTTGTCAATTTCCGAAATGTTATAACCCCGATATATGTTTTCGGCGCGTTCATATATCTTGTTTATCGCAATGCGCCCATCGTGTAAATGCCACCCGGCCCGGCCGTTCAGCACACGCAAGATTTGGGCTTTCAGATATTCCGTATTCCTGTTTTCGGCTTCCCCATAAACCCGGGTCAAATCAAACCAAAAGATAAGGCCAAACGGGGCTTTGATTTCACGCGCCCACGGCCCGGCATCAATCGTTTGGGGGTCCTCAATTTCGAAAAACGAGAAATTCCCAATCTTGGAATCCGGGGATGTTTCGATATAGTCGTTTTCGCCGTGGCCATTCCAACCGCCGCAATAGACGTTCGGCGTTATAAACTTTTTGCCGTTTAACATTTTGGTAAGACGTTGCGCCCGTCCAAAGGCCACATCCAACCACGATATGTTTTCAACAAGCCCGTTTTGGATTTCGCCAATTATGCGGTCCAACATAACCGGGTTTTTGATTATTGGTGCATTAGACATACAAACGTGATTTTATTTCGTTTAACAATTCATCGTATGCGCCCCGTTCAATGAAAATAACCATCCAATTGGCCATCATCAAACCGAACGTACCGATGCCATATTTTGCGACGATGCCTTTGGCGTATCCGGTTTGACCGACAACGGCCACGGCATCCCCGCCAAACTCAACACCCAATTCGGAATGGAACCGGCCATTTATGTACAGGTTGGGCGCATCCGGGTTACGATTGGCCGAATATGGGTAACTGATTCCGTCTTTCTTCCACGCGGCATATCGGCCGGCAGATTCAACAGAATGGAAAAAGCCGGATGGTTTCAAATCCTCTGAATAATAGGGCCGAATATCTTGCCCGTTGGATGCAAGGCCCGCAAACAATTGTTGCCGTTGCAATTCCATTATATCCCCGGGATGCCTTACGACCACATCACGAATCAATCCGCCGGTTTTCATCCCGTCGGAAACATCGGCAACCCGTGAACGCAAATCGTTTAATATTCCCATATCCGTTTATTGGCCATTTTTGGGCGATTTGCGGGCATTTCGCCAAAAAGACATATAATTTATCATCTTTCGGCAAAAAGCCCGTTATTCGCCATTTCTCACAAAATTAATTAAGCCGTCCGGTATTGAACACCGTGGTTGTTGCATTGCAAACAAATCCGGTCCAATCCCCGGGTATCAAGCGACAACGCCTTGAATGCCTGTTTGAGTTCGTAACCCAATCCGGTTGCCCGGCCCGTGGGTGCGCCATCAAGTTCATACAACAATTCGTCACGCGTGACGTTCACTTGATTGCGGTTTACACGCACATCGGGATTCATTGCGATTGTGCGCAATACATTGGCCGCAACTTGCTTTTGGATAACCGTTGCAAATATTTGGCGTTGGGAAATGATGAAATCGGTTAAATCGCAACCAACAGATATTTCCACGTTCATCCCGTAATTCATCGTATTCGTGTATCCGATTTGCCCAATATCGAACATTTCCGGGTATTCGGCGAAATCGGCCGGTGCGTGAATCCCGAACGGGGAAACCTGTAAATACTTTGTCATTTGCCGCCACGATTCAATCGAACCACCAAGGCACGTTTGGCACGGTTCAACGGACCAATCCTTGGAAACATTCAACGCTTGCATTCCGGCGGGCAATTCGTTTTGATTGTAGCAAAGGAACCACGCACCACCCGCATCGTTACCGTCCCCGTCTGTTCCGGGAATGTAAGGCAAATAAATCGGTTCCGCCGGGGTAAACCATTGGAATCCGCCTTTGGTGTTCGTAAACGCCAAATCAATTACTTTCATTGGCGCAATTTGCGACGAATGGAACAGATATAAACGAACCGTACCGGTTCCGCCTACCATCTGCAAACCGATTCGTTCAATTTTCGTGGTAACACCCATTGACCGAACCGGCACAATTTCGAAACCAACAATCTTCCCGGTGGGGTCTATCGTTGCGGCCAATCGTGCGGCCCCATCGAAGAATGTGCGACGTTCCAAAAGATTGCGCGTTTCTTTCTGCAATTGCTTTTCTTGGATGAACTGTTGAACCGCCGTATTAATTCCGTTGATGGTAAGTTGTCGCACGAAATCGGATGCCATATTGTAAACGACCCACGCACCGGCCAATTCCGAACCAAAATCGTTGTTGAAATCCTTGTTGAAATCGTTGGCGTGTGGGGGAATCCCGGTATTGTCATAATTGGCAATCCATACGATTCCGTCATACGTTACTTTCGCGCCCTTTTTGTACGTTATTATCTGATTCCACGCGGGATAACTATACAAATAATCATCCGGCATTATTGCACGGATGTTGGCCAATGTGCAAAGCGGGTGCGCACCTTGGAATGTCAATCCGCTTTCTGATTGACATAACGCATTGTCAATTTGATATTGCGGGTTGTAATCCTGTTGCCATCCAACCACGGGCAACAATGCGGTTTGAATATCTTGCAATCGTATCATCGTCGAAATCTTTTGAAATGAAAAACGGGGACGGGGTTTTGTTACCCGTCCCCGCGAAATAGTGGTTTAGGATATGCCCGTTAATTATTCAACGGCTTGCGTGTACACGGGGTTGTCCTGTCCGTTCACGACCTCAACGGGAGCGGCGAAAGGATTGGCCGTACCGGGTGTTGCGATTTCCACTTTGATGATGGGATTGGCCACGGTTGTGGGGTCGCTATTGTAGGCAACCAAAAATGCCACATCAACGGAAAATCCGAAATATTCTTTGACGTTGCACACCATATCGGCGGATGCCGCACCGGCGATTTCGGATTGGTCGCCAACGGCGGTGTAATAGTGGGAACCCACGGGCAAGTCAATGAAAGGCAAACGCACCACATCCCATTCGTGGAAATTGGCGCGGGTCCTTGCAAGGGCTTCGCGGTCAACACGGGTAAGAACGCCCACGTTGCCATCGGCCACGACATAACCGGTTGCGAAAATTCCTTGTTCGTTGACAATGTTGTTGGTGTAGTGGAACACCTTGTTGTCGTATTCCAAACGCTTGTTGACATCGTTGTAAATGTCGTGTTCGGCCATCTTGCGCACAAGGGAATCAAGACCCGCGCCGCCGATTACGTGCAACATTTCCGGATAGGCGTTCGCACGCATCATTGCGTTCATATCGGACAAAAATTCCATACGTGCGTTCCAAGGAATTTGCACGGAATTGGATGTTACGGTGTAATACAACGAATCCTTGAACACCTGTGTTTTGTTTGCTTCCAAAGCGGCGATTGCCTGTACATCCATTGCGGTTGCAAGGGCGCGGCAAATCTTTTCCATCTCACGGGCAAAGTCGTGTTCGTAGGAAATTTCGTTGTTCCTGTACAGTTGGGGAACCATCGTGAAACCAACGGCCAATGTTACCCAATTGACGGTGTACAATGCGGATGTGTTTTCATCGTCGGCAATGACGCACGAACGGACGTTGGACACGGTTACATCGCCATCGTAATTGATAACGGGGATTTGCACGGTGTTGCCGATGGATTCAAAGGCACGGTCGCGCAAATTGGGGTTGATAATGGAATTGGCGGCGTTGGTTTGCTCAATGAAGAAATCCAATGCACCGTATTCCAACGGGCGGGCCATATTACGGTCAAATTCCGGGTTTTCGACACGCCAATTTTGCAAACGGGTTGCGATAAGTGACATAATGCAAATGTTTTAATTGTTAATGTTTTGCCGGATTGACCCTTTACCCGGTGTTGATTCTTAAAAAACGCCCGCAAAGTATGCAACTTTCGTTTCGCCTTGCGGGCTTATTTTTAGCGGATTGGCAACGCTTTCAAAGCGTCTTTGTTTGCTTTCCACGCTTCCGCCATTGCGTCGGAAAATTCCTTTGAACCATTGATTTTGCCCTGTTCCATCAGTTGTTTCGCAATGATTTCGTGGGCTTCGTCTTGGGTTCTTGCACCGGAAATGTCAACGGTTCCCGAACCGCCATTGTTTCCACCGGCGTTTCCACCCTGTGAACCCGCACCGGTTTGTTTGCGGCCATCCTCAATAACACCCATCGTTTTGAGTTCACGCACAACCAATTCGGTTGCGGTAAACGGACGCAAATTGTTGTCCGGGTTACGCAAGGTTATTTTGTTTTCATCATTGAACGCCAACACCTTGCCGCCGTTGCCATCATCAATGTATTCGGGGTTCATTCCCTTTACCTTTGCGATGGCCTGTTGCAACAATACTGATGTAACAGATGCGGGCAAATCGGCTTTGAACTTGATACCGGCGGTTGCTTTCGCAAATTCGCTATCCAATTTTAACCCGAAAAGGGCTTTTTGGTGTTCGGTTTCGGCGTTGTCATATTTGGTTTTCAATGTGGCATATTCTGCCGTAACATTGGCCAAATCGGCGTTTGCCTTATCCAACAGTCGCTTTGTTTCAGCATCTGCCCCGCCCTTTGCAACGATAGATTCCAAACGGGATTTCTCTTTTTCCAATTCGGTAACCTTTGTTTGCAATTCGGCGGCGTTACCCGCTTGCCCCTTGATTTCGCCGATTACCCTTTTGGCGTAATCAAAGGTTCTTTCGGTTCCATTCTTGGCGATTCCGGATGCGGCCAAAATATCCGCGTCCAATCCGCCGTAAATTTCCCCGGTCTTTTTTGCGATTACGGAATTTTCGTCATTTACTGACATTTCGACAATCGCGGCTTTCTGTTCATCAGTCAACTCCGCCAATGCGGTGTTGCCGTTCAATAATTCGGTTGTAAGTGCCATAATTCTTTCCCTTTGAATTTTTGGTTAATGTCAATTTACTTTCATTTCGCCCGGGTATTTATTCCGATTTGGCGGGGCGGCCCGGTTTCTTGGCCGGTTCGGCCTGTTCGGCTTCTGCCTTGACCGGTTCGGCCTGTTCCTGTTGCGCCTTTTGTTCGGCAAGGGCTTTGGCAACGGCGGCGGCAACGGCGGCATCGAACTTTTCTTGTTCAGCCTTTTTCTTTGCGGCGGCCTGTTCGGCTTTCGCCTTTTCGGCCTTTTCGGCCTGTTCCTTAATCCACGCGTTCGGGTCGTGCAGAATGGTTACGGTGTAACCTTGTTTCTTTAACGATGCGTGTACGTGGCTTTCGAACATCTTTTTGCCAAACTTTTGCACGCGGGGTTTAGAAATGCGGCGGCCGGTCTTTTGGTCAAATTGTACAACCTCAATCACGGCGTGGTAGGCACGTTCTTCGCCTTTGGGGACAATGTAATTGTCGGCCGTTAAATTTTCAATCGGGGTATCGCGCCCGTCTTTCGTAAACATACGTTTCGGTATTAATTGTTAAACTTGGACCGGTTCCGGCTTCTGTTCATCAGCATAACGCCGCATTTCGGTCATAATAGTGTCAATCTTTTTTTGGTAGGAAATCGCGGAACCAAAATCCAAAATGTTTGTGTTCTCTCTTTCGAACCGGCGTACAAAATTAGAAAAGTTCAACTTAATACGCAAATCCTGTTCAGAAATAAGATTTTTCGCATACATTTCGATAACCTCTTGCCGGGACATATGCCGGAATGGTTCAAGTTCTGCCAATATGCGCATACGGCGCAATTGCGTGGGGTCGTTGCGGTATTCGGTTTCCAAAATTTGGTTGTGCATCATATCCAATTCGGATTCTGATGCGCCCGCATCTTTGGCGGCCTTATATCGCGCCCTCAATTCGTCGGGGGAATATAGATAAAATTCAGTTCCGTAGTTGATTTGGGCCGATATGAAATAACGACCATAACGTAACCGGCAAATGGTTTCATCAACCCATTGTTGTGCCGCTTCAAATCCCCTTTTCAAGCGATTCAAAACGGTTGTTACGCTTTCGAAATTGGCCCGTACCTGTTGTTCGTTGAACGCATCGCGGTCGGTAACGATTTCATCTTGACCGACAACGGCCGTTATGATTTCTTCCCGCAAACGCTTTTGTTCCTCAACATTGTAATCAAGCGAATTTCGGTCAACCTCTAACAATTGCACCGGGTTACGCAAATCCGGTTGGTTTTCCGCTTCATTGGGTACGGGGATTTCCACAAAGGAACCGGCCCCGATGATACGTTTGTTTCCGCATTTCGGACAACGCAACAGTAATCCCGCCATATCAAGCCGATAACGGCCTTGTTTGTCCCTCAAAAATCCGCCATCGCAATAATCGCCATTTTCAGCGTTCGAAAAATCGCAACTCTGTTCATATCCGGACAAAATGGGATATGCGCCCATAAGGTCCAATTGGCGTTTGGATATGTGGAAAAATTCGAACCAATCAAGGCTTTCCAATTCGGCGGACAACGGGGATGCTTTCACATCCGGTTCGTCCAACGATATGGGTTCATTCCAAAAGAATCTTGCCGGGCAATAACCTAAATCGTGGGGTGCTTCCACAATCGGCATTCCCTCTATTCGGCCGGTATGTTTTTTATCTTTCCATACGCGGTAACTTGCATCATCCAACACAATGATTTCGTCACGGCGGCGGAATACGATAAAATCCATAACGCCCGTTGTGGGGTCTGCCTTGTATGTAATCACATCATCAATCGGCAACCAATAAAAATACGGTTCCGGCAATTCGGTTGACTGTTCCCGGGCCACATCAACGATAAGAACGGAATTGATTTCAGATTTGAAAAATTCCCATCCTTTCGATTGCCATACATTGGGTTCATCCAACTTTGTTTGCCTGTAATTTTCCCAATCTTCACGTTGGGACGAATTGGCGAATTGATAATTGAATACAGGGTTGCGCCCGTCGAATATACGGCTTAATTTATCAAAGCACGTTTCCGTTATCTCGTTGGTCTTGACGGGATAACGGAACAATGCTTTGAACAATACGAATTTGTCGTGCGGCAAGATATTTTCCACCATCGCAAGAAATTGCGTTAATGGAATGGAAATATACGGCGAATTGAAAGACGTTACCCGTTTGACCACGTGAAATTTTATGCGCATCTGATGCAATTTCGCACGGCTCAAAACGGCTGAACGCTTATTTTCGGCGATTTCCTTTTTTATCTTGGCGATATCGTAAGGCATAATCAACAAATTCGAATTTACTATTTTCCGGCAAGGACCACCCGCCATTGTTCGGCATCCTCAACAGACGTTCCGCGTGGGAAAATTCAAATTCCCGGGTAACGCCGTTCGCAACCAACGTTACCGTGGTTGTCTTGGCGTTCATTATTCAGCGGGGGCCAAATCGGTAAGCGGGTTGAAATCGGTGGGTGCGACAATGGCCAAATCGTCCGAATAGTTGTCGGGATATTGCCACGAAATCGCGTTGGAATCCTTTGCGTCGAAATTCCCGTGAATCTTGGAACCGATGAACAATGCGCGAATGGGAATGGGCATATAATCGCCATCGGTTTCGCCCTTGATGGCTTCGATTTTTCCGTTTTCGTCAAACAGGAAAACGCCCAAATTGCCGGCGGCGGCTTCGCATTGCAACGCTTTCATTGTCTTAATGACGGATTGGGGAATGGAACGCAAGGAACCATCGAATTGAACGGGGTTGCCGCCCAATACGGTGGGGATGCCACCCAAATCATCGTTGCCGCCGGAAGTCATACGGGCATCGCCACCCGAATCAGCCGGTGCGTTGATGTACGGGGAAACAACCACTTTGGAACCATCTTCGGCGGCCAACAATGCGGTCCACGACGCTTTCAACAAGATGGATGCGGCGGTTGTAAATTTGTTTACTGTTCCATCGGCTTTGCGCAAGCGTTGGAATGCAACTTTTTGAATTTGGCCGAAATTTTCCGGGCAAGTAACAACGGGGATTGTTTCGATTGCGGCGGCGGCCGGGCATTGACAAATCAAACTCATAGTTTTGAATTTTTTAATGATTGTTATAATTGGCTAACGGCTGACCCTTTGCCGCTTTCGTTTGCAAATGTAGTTATTTTTTACAAAAATCGCGTTAAATCGCTTTTCTTTTCAAAAATGGGTAATTCCTTATCTTTTCAAAGAAATGCCCTAAAAACGCCCGGAATTGGCCTTAATGCACACGAACCCCCCGGGATGCGGCATTATATGGCCGCGTATTTCCATCGGCAATTTCCTTTTCATATATTCCGGTCAATCCATCGGCATCATCATCGTGTTCGTTTGCATCGAACTTGCGCAAAAATCCCGTAATATGGTCGTGGAATTTCTTGTATCGGGTTTCCCACCCGAACGGCATTATTATATGCTGATTGACAAACGGGGCATTCGTCACAATCCGGGATTCCTTATTTTCGCTTTGATAGAACGCAATGGTTAAGGCCCGAACTTTTTTCTTTACTGTCTTTTCGAATTGGGAACCGCCATTGTTTGATTCAATCCACGCCTTTTGCACCCCATTGGCGTTTATCAGACGCGGAACCGTTACGGTTGTAACATCGGTGGATTCATCGGTGTATTCAATATCGGTAATAAGGGCAAACAACAACGGTTCGAATCGCTTTGTATGTTCATTCCATATTTGATTTTCGGACCGGTAAATGTCATAAGATGCCGCAAACAAAAAATCATCGCCTTGGTCTGCAACATCAACATAACATCCGGAACGGATATATTGGCCCCAATCCGATTTTTCCACCCACGTTTTGAACGGCTGATATAATCGGCCCTCTGCATTCCCGGGGTCCCCTTGATACAGGCATTGAAAACCCACGGGGTCCAATTGCTTTTGTTGTAACAGACGTTCCAACGAATGCCGTTTGCCCCACAAAGGTTGTCCCGGTTCCCTGTTGTCAATTTCCGTGGGTGCGCCGGTCTTGATTGCTTCAAAATTGACCAATACCCACGCACCCGATGGGATATTGTCTAAATCGGCCCATTTTTCAGCAAATACAACCTTTTCCGATTCGATGATTTTTCCAATAATATCGTCGGGATGCCACCGCGTAAACACAATCAATTGTTGCGAATCATTATGCAATCGGGTTTGGGCAACCTTTGTGAACCAATCCCACGCGGCCGCACGGATAATCGGGCTATTGGCTTCGTTCGAATCTTTGTACAAATCATCGTAAATCATAACGTCAACAGTCTTTGACGTTAACGAACCACCACGACCGACAACGCGCAACGAACCGGTATGGTTGACAATTTCAAATACATCTGAATTACGCAAGTAATTATTGGCAATCGTAACAACGTTCGACCCATTCAATTGCGTATCCGGGAATATCGCCCGGTATTTGTCCGAATCTATCAGCCTTTGAACATCCCGGTTGAAATCCTTTGCAATGGTTGCCGCATACGAACAAATACATATCTTCAAATCCGGGAAGAATCCCAACATATCGGACGGAAGAAACCGGCTTGAACCTTGCGATTTGCCGTGTTGCGGCGGGGCCTGTATTATTAGTTTGCGAATCTTGCGTTTGGCGAACATATCCAACACCCGGTAATATGCAACGTGAAATGGCGTTGGTTCAAAGTTCGGGTCCATATATTCAGCAAACCACAACAGGTTGCGCCGTGCGCCCTCTTGTAAGAACAATTCCGGGTGTTCAGACAATGCCCGGGTTATTTGCATCGTATCAACGTCCATAATAAAAATGGCCCTTTGGCAACGGGCCGGGTTTCGTTACCGCCGGGCCGTGGAATCATCGGATATATACAAAACTTTGTTAATTTATTCCGGCCTGTAAATCAAATGTCAAACCAACCATCCCATCATCATACACGCATTGTTGAATAAATCCGTGTCGTTTGTACCAATCAACCACCCATTGTTCCGGGTCCGCCCACAAACACAACATTTTTGCACCCATTTCCCGAGCGTGTTTTTTTGCCAAATCCAACAGTTGATTTCCATACCCACGACCACGCGCCAATTGTAACACAATAACATCCGATAAATAAGCAACAGACGGGTTGTTTTTCTCAATAGACAATTCGCATAATGCATAACCGTTAGCAATAACGATTGTGTCTTTTCGGCCCCACGGCCATTGATTTACGTGTATAACCATCTTTAATTATCAATCCCAATATGTGCCAAATGGGGCCACCGCGCATTCATAAAGGAAATAACCGAATCAACAACGCGGTTGTATTGTTCATCCGTTAATTTGCCCAAATGGATAACAATAACATCTTCATCCGGTTCCGGGCTATCTGTCTTATCAAATGCGGCCATTATTTTCCGTTTATTGCGTCTATAACTTGCGCCAACAGGGCATCCGGGACGTTGGCCAATGATATATCGGATTTGGTTTCCGTTTCTATCTTGCCGGTCAATTCTTGGATGTGCTTATTAGACCATTCTTCCGGGGCGCGATTGCACAAAGCAAAGATAATTGCGGTTGGATTCGGGGCGGCTTTCTTGTGTACGACCTTGCGTTTAACCTCAACCATTTTACCGGCTTTGTTCAATGCTGATTCGGTCGTGGTTTCATCCCATTCGTAACCCTGTACCAATTCCAACAACGAACGTTTACAGTCAACGACCAATTGGGAATCGTACCAATCTTGGTATTCCTGTTCGGCCTTTTTAACCCTTTCCGCAAAATCCGCATCATCCGATAAGTGTTTGTAAAATGCCGTTTTGCCAACACGGGCGGCGGTAAACGCATCTTTGTACGATTTTCCGGCCGCGATTGCCTTGCACATTATTTCCACTTTGGTATCGGTCCATTGTGGTTTGCGGCCTTTTTTCTTGGGTTCGGCCTTTATGATTGCCCCGTTATCGTTTGCCATAACTCAATGAATTTTTGCAAAGATAAGAATAATTCCAAAATATGACGAATCCCGGGCGGGGTTGAATCCGTCCGGGATTACGGCCTTAATGCCTAATTGCCGTTTTTCAGTAATCCGCGTGAAAACCACTTATCAACGAATGCTTTGATTGTGGGAATGTCATAAACGCCGTTCGACGAAAGGCCGGTGACGATTGCCAACATTACAACCCCCAACCATACGGGTTCGCCGAACTCAATAAGTTTTAAGGCCCACGCACAGATAGACAGGATTGCACCCACGGCCCACGCAACAAGTTGTGGCCACATTCCTTTGGTAATCTTGAACGCGCCGTTGATTACACCGGCAATCGCAACGGTCAACGTCATAAGCAACGGGGCGATGTACCAAAAGGCTTCGGAAAAAATACCTTTGATGATTTCCATAATGAAAAGATTTTATTGTTAAACATTTCCCGGTATTCCGGGGTTACTTTCTGTTTCCCATCCCTTGCAACATTGTCCGTCAAAACTAATTGTTCCGCGTTCATTACAAAGGGCAAAAATACCAATAAGGGAATATCCCGCATTTGCCCGGTTCCAATGCTCACAAGTTTGGCAACATTTTCTTATTGGTTTGCTCATTTCCTTTCGTATTCTCTTTCAAACGTTTCTTCATCCACGATTTCGAACCGTTCCGGGGCAACATAAACGATGTATGAAAGTTCCGGCGCGTGGGCATAAACGGAACCGGCCGCATTGCGGAAATGGAATATCGCCGGGCCGATTTCCGGTATTTCCAATTCCCCATTACCAACAAATTGCAACAGGGCATCGGCATTATTGCGGTCAACTTGGATGGCACGGATTTCGGCCAATTTGCGACAATACACACGGCCCGCCGTGGGGGTCTGTTCTTTATCACGCGGCAAACGGATAATGCCCGGGTATTGCGTATCAGAAAACTTAACACGGACCAACAGGGAATGCCGTTCGGCATCGTCTTTAATAGAAATTAGACGTTTGCCCGTGCGACCCTCTATTGCATCCCACACGGCCAATATGTATTCCGGTTGGTTGTGCTTTTCGTAATCGGCTTCGAAAAAATACGAATCGCCGCCGTTTTTCGGTTCACAAGGTTTACCCGTTAAGGATTCAACCATCATAAACAATTCCGCATCGTATGGGGTTAATTTTGATTTCCAAAAAGGTTGTGTTTCCATTATTGCAATTCTATTTTTTGGCGTATCATTTCCCATCCATCCGGACCCAATGCCATTGAACGGGGATATTCTGTTATATCGTCTTTGGGAACAATCAGATTGTAAACCCCCAATTGTCCCTTTATGGGCATTTCCACCACGCGGCGCGGGTTGCGCATCAACCATCCGTAACCCTTGCGCGGGCGGTCTTTTTCCGGGATGCAAGTTGCGGCCCAATCTTCCGGGGTAAATTCTTCCACGGGCTTTGTATCATACAGTTCGACAAAACCACAGATTACACCGGATAATCGGCCCGGAATGTTTGGTTTCGCTGATGAACACACCAACAAATCCCCCCGATAAGACGTGTTCCGGCTTCGAACCTCAATGGTTTTTTCGGCGTGATATTTCCCGGATTCATCCCGGTAAACAACACGGGTTAACAAATCGGCGTATGGTTGTTTTACTGACAACGCCTTGTAAACGTCGTGTTGTTCCGGGTCGTATTTCTTTCGGTCAATCTGCATAATTATTCAGTTTAGAATCCGGCGGGCAAATCTTCATCGTTTTGGATGGGTTGATAACCGCCGCCGGGCCTGTATTCCGGTTGTGGGGCCGGGGCCTGTTCGGGCTTCTTTGCGCCCAACAATTCCATTTCTTCCACAACAATTTCGGTAACGTAACGGGTTTGGCCGGCGTTATCCTCATACGAACGGGTTTGGATTTTCCCCACAATTAAAAGCGGTGTTCCCTTTTTTACGAATTGTTCGCAAACACCCGCAAGGCCGGTTCGCTTGACAACAATGTTGTGCCAAGTCGTTTGCGGTTCTATTTTCCGGCCATCCGGGGTTTCAAATCCGCGTTCAGTCGTGGCCAACGTAAATTGTGCGACCTTTCCGCCGTCTTGGAACGTGGTAATGCGCGGGTCTTGGCCGACGTTCCCTTTCAAAAATACTTTGTTCATAACTTATAAATTCCTGTACAAATTTATTGATTTTTATTGTTCAATATATTCAAGTCGTTTTTCGTCAATGCAAGTTCCATTCGAAAGGTTGCAAATCCAATCCCGTGATGGTGCATTTCGTTTTCGCGGCATAAAGCGCGATATAACAACAACGATTTCGTTTGTATCTTTTATTCGCGCTTTTCTTATTTTCTGTTCCATTCCTCAATCATCGAATTTCACGCCATCCAACAGGAACCGGCGTTTGTCCTTTGACCATCCGGCCGCCGCATTAAGGGCATCCCGGTCGGCATCCCGGACAAATTCAACCCAATATCCGCCATTATAACCACTTTCGATTATCCGTACCAATCTTCCCATAATCAGCCGCCGGAATTGCTTGTATCCGCTTGCGTCGTTTATATCAACAATACGGCGGGTATTTTTGGGATGCGGCGTTTTTGGTGCGCGGCCATTCCGTTTGAAATTCGCTTTGGCAAAGTCTTTCCGGATTGACCGGCGGACCAATTCGTTATAATCTTTCATATTCCCAAATAAACCCATAAACGGTTGTTTCCGGAAATCCGTGTTTTAATCCGGCGCGAATCCTTGCACATCTACAAATTGCAGTTGCGGAATTTGGTTTACCAATTGCCCGGGCCGCTTCACGAATACTTGCGTATCTTCCAACAATTTGTCCGGATTTGTCCTTTTGAATAATCGAACAAAACGAATCTTGGAATTTAGCGGAAACCCGCAAATTGTGTGCATACGTACACCATTCCAAATTTTCAACACGATTGTCGGCCCTGTTTTCGTTTTTATGATTGATAATTGGAAAATTATCCGGATTGGGAATAAATGCCATTGCAACAAGCCGATGTATATTTGCGTGAAATCCACTTGTTCCATTTCTCAAAATGACATATTTGTAACCCGTTTTTAATCGGGTGTCAGCCCGCAAAATCTTTCCATACGAATTTTTTACACGTCCGACATTACTAACAAAATAACGGCCCTCATAACCGACCACGGGCAACCATTTTTCTTTTCTCATATCTTTTCGTTTTCACAAAGATACGGAAAATTTTGTAAATAATCCGCTTTCAATTCAGAAATTACACGTTCCGTGTCGGCAAATATCCTCATTGTTTTTCGTGTCGGCCTTTGTTCATATTGATTATGATGGTTAAAACAAAGTATCCGAATATTTCGCGGGTCGTGTGCGGCTTCCGGGTGTGCCCCGCGTGTCATTATGTGCGATACATAAGTTGCCGAATATTGACGCAACGGCCGCATACATTCCGCGCAAATGTGCGGGTAATGGTCCCAACACCAACGATAAAACCTTTCGTTTTCCGCCGGGGTGTGGCCGGTCCCGAACAATTCCCGTTGTATTGATACCCGTAAATTTATTTCAACCGCAAATCGGCGGTCAATCAACGGTTCATACCCACGTTTGCGGGCATAATCGTACAATTCGCGGGTATCAATAACAATCGGTTCCATTGCTACATTTCGGGCATATCGTCACCGGGGCCAAAATCGGGTTCGTTATTTGCGGCCGTTCCGGATTCCCCGGCCGGGGCCTGTTCGCCAAACAAAGATAATTGCGCCTGTTTGCCCTTGAACAAATATGCGTAAACCTCTTTTTTGATGGCTTCCACGATGGTTTCCAATTCTTCTTCAAACCCAAACGAAATTGTCGCAAGGACGATGCGCGGGGTGTTGATGCAAGTTTTCAAA